ACACTGGTGATGCTGGTGTCTGCTTTTGCCGGACGGGATCATGTTCTGGCTGCTTATGAAGAAGCGGTCCGGGAGAAGTATCGCTTCTTTAGTTTCGGCGATGCGATGTTTATTGCAAGCGGGACGGAAAATGAGAAATGAAATGTTCGTAATTGCCGCAAAACTCGGTAAATCCCGCACTTTTTGAAACGCCATGTTCGGAGTAAAACGTAAGGATGCCCCATCCTGACAAAAACGCATCGGGGTATGTGTATGAAAATGCAAGGTTTTCAAATTCATATCCTTACGAATAAGTATGTAAAAGACCCGGTCTCGTTGTGAGACCGGGCTTTTTCTATTTGTAGTGAAATTTGTAAGTTATGCCATTCTTGAATGTAATGGCTGTGATCCTGCCGTCAGTTGCTTCGATTTTGTAAGCAACTGTATTGATGAATGCCTTTGGGATCTCAGGATCAGCATCCTTGATATACTTCTCGTAGTCGAACGGTTTATCACCCATCAGGTTCTGAAGCATCAGGAAGTAGCTGGCCTTTGTCTGAAATTCGGAGCTGACAAGCATCTCGTCCGGTTCCTGCTGCTGAACTTCTGCCAGTTTTGCTTCGATATCAGAAAGCTGTCGAAGCAGGCGGTTGCGATCAGACAAGAACTCTGCCTCTGACATAGCATCGTCCCCGTACAGATAGGCAGCCTTTAGCCGCTTCAGAGCATTTTCTAGTTTGGTCTTCCTGACAGTGAGAGCCTCATACTGGCTGTCAGATTTCTCAGATTTGGCGTACACTGTGGCTGGCCTGTATTCGATGCCATTGCTGTTTGATTTGAGTAGATCAGAAAGCTGATGCAGGGACTCGGAGTCGATGTGATCTACAAGGTCGAATGCTTTGCCAAGCAGCAACTTTTTACCCAGTATATCGGGATCAGTGATGGATTTACTCTGTGCTCGCAGGATGTTTGAAACGAATCCGAATACGAACGGGCCGATGGTAACGTCACTGATCCATTTGTTTTGACATACTGTTTTGCTGCGTCTTCTCTGACTGCAACCGTAGATAGATGGCCGCCAGCCGTCTGCGCGACGGCGGTCAAGGGTAGCGGAGAAGCTTGCTCCGCATGATCCACAAACCACAAGGCCAGCGAATATGTGGGTATTGACCTTGCTGTACGTCTTGGGTTTATCCACAGATCCCCGCCTGTTGCGGGAGAGCAGGAAGTTTACTCGGTCGTACAGGCGCTTATCCACAATAGCGGGATGATGCTCCTCGAATGTGATCCACTCAGATTCAGGCTTCTTTTTGCTACCTCGGCCATCGCTGTGTACGTTGTAAACGTAGATGCCTAAGTAGAATGGATTTTTAAGGATTGTGCTGACGGTTACTGGAGACCAATTCTTTCCGGAGGATGACACTATTCCCTCGTCATTAAGCATGGAACAGACCTTAATAAGAGATTGGTTTTGCTCATAAGCAGCATACATTCTTTGGACGACCTGCGCCTGAAAAGGATCTACGGAAAGCTGCTTTTTGGTTTTATCATAGCTATAGCCATAAGGAACTCTGCCACCATTCCACTGGCCGTTTTCCGCTCTGGAGAGCATAACTGCGGTAACACGCTCGGAGGTCATGTTCCGTTCCAGCTCGGCAAAGACCAGGATGATCTTCAGCATGGCTTCGCCAATAGCAGAACTGGTGTCGAATTGCTCGTTTTTTGATACGAAGGTGACACCCAGCTCCTTCAGCTCCTGATACATCTCAGCGAAGTCCAGAAGGTTTCTGCTGATACGGTCGATCTTCCAGACCAGAAGGTGAGAGAATTCGCCCATACGCAGCCTGGACATCATCTGCTGATAATCCGGGCGATCTGTGTTCTTGGCAGAATAACCGGCATCCTCGAAAACGACCACATCGTTGATACCCAGAATCATTTGCGCATAGGCAGTCAGCTCCCGCCGCTGCACAGACAGGGACTCTTTATCAACCTGCCAGATTGTAGAAACCCGGATATAGATTGCCACCTTCCGGGCTGTGAAGTCTTTCAAATAAGCCATTTTGCCTCCAAATGTGACTGTCCGTGGGTTGTCACACGGACGATCCGCTGGAAAAATTTTGGAAATCCTCGTCTAACCGTAACCGTAACCTAACCGTAACCACTTCTTATAGATAAATCTATAAGAAGATATATATATTAGCTTCTCAGGCAGGCAATCAGAGATGCCACCGCTTTTTCAAATGCAGCACAGTCATCCAGCAACCTGTCTAGATCCATGTTGTAGTGGACGTGCGGGTTCCAGAAGATTGCCGGTCTGCCGTGTTCTGGGATCGAGTATGTACCATAGCAATCCATAAAGACTGCAGCTTCTGTCCTTGGCTTGCCTGCCAGGTCAAACAGGAACAGAATCATCTCAGGAGTGAACGTAGATACAGGCTCACCATCTTTGTATCTCAGGCTTAGGAGGGACACTGGGGCGGCGTTCTTCGATGTTAGGCAAATATCCACACCGCCATCCTTTTCAGCCAAAATGACTCCATCCAGAAGTTCCATTGTAAAGAAACACTCAAGCAACTGGTCGTAGTCCAAACCAGCATCGCTGGCGTATTGCTTCAGAAAGCCAGAGATAGAGCCAGACGGCTGGTTTGGAACACAGTCATTTTGAATGCACCACTTGGTACGGATGGTTTCGTCACACAGGGCTTCAACTTCCTGCCTGTCAGAAAAAGAAACAAGGCCATGATGCACCAGAAGATCAAACAGAGAAAATGCCTGACCTTTTATTGCGTAGCTGTACTTCTCGCAGATTGCGCTTACTATATCGTAGTCCCATGTTTCCAGCTCAGCTTTTACAGCAGAGATATCGCAGGGTTGATTTACCACAGCGAGAAACTGTCTGCCGGGAATAATGGAGATGGAAGATATCTTGCAGCCAGAATCCTCAAGCCGGATGTTACTGGCTATGTGCAAAGGATCATTGAACGGCTTCATTTTGATCTCATCAGCTCCTTGTACTTGCGGAGAACCGCCCGGGTAACGATCTTGTCATCCTCGGATGCGAAGTCGAAACAGGCAGCGATTTCCATTGCCTCAGGGGAGCAAAGCATTTTGTTGACGGTTTCCCCAGCATGGTTTACTCCCAGAAGATAGTCGATAGAAACATTGAAGTATACCGCCAGCTTGGCAGCTTCTTCTGTGCTGGGGTAGTTGCGGGCACCGGTCTTATAGCGGGACAGCGTAGGACCACGGATGCCGGTTTCTTCTGCGATCTGCTGAAGGTTCTTGCCGCTGCGGCGCACGAGGGTGTTGAATGTCTCAGTAAAAGCAGGGAAATAGTTCGGCTTCTTTCTGGATTCGTCTTCCTGAACGGTCTCTGGGACAGGTTCTGCGGTGATATTTTCGTTGACGATGGGTTCGGTGTTCTCCATGGTGAATACTTCCTTTCGTTGGTATGTTTTAGCCTATCTTACAACATTTTTGCCGATTAAGCAAATAAAATTACCAAAAACGGATAAAATATACTTGACAAATACCGATTGGTATTATAGTATAATCGTACGGTACACAAATACTAGACTCACGGGGAGGTGGACGAATGAATCCGGGTGAGGTGAATGAAATCAGGGGTGCCCGAGAGCGGCTGCAGTACAGAAAGAAGCACGTGGCTGATATGCTTGGCATTTCTGTTGAATCCTACCGCAAAAAGGAATGCGGTCAGGTCAGATGGACAGATGAAGAAAAGCTGAGACTTGCAGAGATTCTGGGACTGACCAATGGACAGCTGAACGATTATCTGTATGCGGGGAAATTGCCGATTGGTAGAGACCCTGATGAAGTGTTTAAGTATAGCGACTGATCCCGGGTGGGCGGAGCTATGCTTTTTTCACACCTAAAAAGTACCAAGCGGTACTAAAAAGTAATCAAGAGGTATTTTAACTTGCTCTTGGTTATGACCTAATTATACCGAAAAAGAAGGTGGAAAAAAATGGGACGAGGAGCCACAAAAGCGGCTGGAAATGTCTGGTACGAAGCCCGAATAGAAGCTGCAAAATGGGATGACAGGCTGTCCAGCAGATCCGGGGCGGCGGAGCAACTGAATGTCAGCGAGGATGTTGTCAAGAATGCCGAGCTGGGGCTGCATAAGCATCTGCCGGTAGATCTGGCTGTTCTCATGGCTGATCAGTACAATGCGCCTCAGCTTCTGAATTATTACTGCCTGCATGAGTGCCCAATCGGGTGCCGGCATTCGATCTCCACAGAGGTTGTCGATCTTGACCGGGTAACGGTAAAGCTGATCAGAAGTCTGCAAGTCAACAAACTTCAGGATCTGAAGGGAAAGCTTTTGGACATCGCTGCGGATGGCAGAATCACAGAAGACGAGCGGCCTGAACTCAAGGAAGTGGTCGATTATCTGGATGGTGTGGCAAAGATGATTAGCGAGCTGAAGCTGCTTGCGGAAATGGCCTTAAACCGGGAGTAACAAATGGAACGGAAGTACAGACTGGCAGAGACCCTGAGAACTGAATACGGCATCAGCTCCATGAGAGAACTGGATGCAGCCTTGCGGAAGCTCGGTGTTCTGGATGTGTCTGCATTCTGTGCGGAAGTGCCTGATAAAGCAGAAGCCAGAGAGGAGCGTAAATGCAAATGTATGAGGAACTGAAGAAGATCATCGGAATTGTCGAGAAGGAGACATCGTATGTCTTCGACAAAACAGATGTGGAGGATACGTTTTTCACCACGCTGAGAAAGGTCAAGGAGAAAAACAAGCCAGGGGAGTATTTTCCGATCCTTTTCCGCAATGAGCTGGAAGATCTCGTATCCAGAACGCAGATCAATCTGATGTGCCAGATCTGAGGTGGCAGAAGTCGTGGAAATAAATGCGGAAAGCATAAAAGAGAAGCTGGCTATGCCGGGTCTCAGCTTCGATGAACTGAGCCATATATACCGGCTGGACGGTGAAGAGATCCCCAGTGTATCGGCAGTAATGGATCCTCTCAGGCAGGCGTATTACGGAGACATCAATCAACGGACGCTGGAAAGGGCAGCGGACAAAGGATCTTCTGTGCACAACTCTATTGAGAACTGGATCAAGTTCGAGATCGACGACATCCCGGCGGAGCATAGGCCGTACTTCGACGGGTTCCTTGAATGGTGGGATCTGCGGAGTCCTCAGGTCATTGATTCCGAAATCCGGATGTACCACAAGCTGTTTCGGTATGGAGGAACCTGCGATCTGCTTTGCAGAATAAACGGGAGAATCGTGCTGATCGACTATAAGACTACATGGAGCCTGTCGGAAATGCTCTGCCGGGTTCAGCTGGAGGCGTATGAGCAGGCCCTCGCATCCCATGGAATCATGGTTGATGAGAAGCGCATCCTGCATCTTAAGAGGGACGGGAAATGGAAAGACCCTGTCTTTGAATCCCGGGATGCAGTAGCATGGAGGACCTTTGGCTCGTTGAAAAGTGTGTATGACTATATTCAGTCTTACAATAAAAACAGGAGGTAAACGTTATGGAAAAAGCGACGGCAGTTCTTGTAACTGCACCCGAGCAGGCAATGACGAAGGAGGTCACTGCCATTGAAGCCCGGGCAAACGCCGCAGTCATCAGAAACCAGGTGGATTATCACCTTGCGGATGAATGGCTGTCGGACATCAAGGCCCAGCAGAAGAAGGTAAAGGCTTTCTTCGAGCCGATGCGGAAAGCCGCAAAGGAAGCGTATGACAGTGTTCTGGCAAGACGCAAAGAAATGATGGATCCTCTGGATAATGCAGAGCGCACCCTGAAAGGTAAGGTTGCTGCCTATGTAGAGGATCAGGAAGCAAAGCGCAGACAGCGGGAGGAGGAGCTTCGTCGTCTGGCACAGGAAGAAGCGAACCGGAAGCTGGAAGAAGCAATTGCAGCTGAGAAATCCGGAGATTATGCTGCGGCTGAGTTCGCAATGACCGATGCAGAAATGCTTGAGGATGCGGCGATCATCAGCTCGATCCAGACGCAGGTTCCCAAGGGGAAGAACATTTCCATCAGCAAAACATGGGAGATCACTGCCATCAACGAAGATGAAGTTCCGATCTCTCTTAATGGTGCGGTTATCCGCCCGGTAGATGAAGGTGTTGTGCTTCGGCTCATCAAGGCATCCAAGGGTAAGATCCAGATCCCGGGAGTGGCCTATAAGGAAGTGGCCGGGGTCAGCGTTCGTGCGAGAAAAGAATAAGGAGGTAAACGATGAGTAACGCAATGAGCATCGCTGAAAAGAATGCATTGTCTGTCAGCTACGAAGTGCTTGGAACCCGGGTTGAAATGGATCTGGATTTCGTCAAGAAGTACCTCGTAAGAGGCCAGGCAGAAAAGATTACCAATCAGGAAATTGTGTTCTTTATGAACACCTGCAAGATGCAGAAGCTGAATCCGCTGGTCTCCGGCGAAGTGTATTGTATAAAGTTCGGTAACGAACCCGCTCAGATGGTCGTCGGCAAGGGAGCTTACCTGCGGCGGGCATTTGAACATCCGGACTACATCTGCAAAGAAGATGGTATCGTCGTGGAGAGAAACGGTCAGTACACCCACAAAGAGGGCTGCTGCATGTATCCTGGTGAGAAGCTGATCGGCGGATGGTGCAGAGTCCACTACCTCCGGCACGGCGTGGAACGCACTGCCTATAAGGAAGTGGCCTTCTCCGAATATGATAAGGGTCAGGCTAACTGGAAGACCAAACCTGCAACGATGATCTGTAAGGTCGCAACCAGCCAGTGTGTTCGTGAAGCGTTCCCGAAGGACTACGAGGGTTTGTACTCCGAGGAGGAGATGGTCGCATCCGGTGCTATCCCCACGAATGCGGAGGACATCCCGGCGGGAGGTTCCGGAAACATCATCGATGCTGAACCGTCTGACGAGACAACGCCGATCACCCAGGAGCAGCGGCAGGTGCTGTTCATGCTTCTGAAGAAGTATTACGCCAAGGAAGAGAGAAATGAAGCACTGCAGGAGCTGCTGACCAGCGCAGGCTGCGAGAGTACGAACAACCTGATGCTCTCCACCTATAAAGAACTGCTGAAGGGACTGGCCGAGATGCTGATTCCCAAGATGGTCGAAGAAGGGAAAGCGGAAGAAATCCCTGCCATGGTAGCCAGTATGCAGGCTCAGTTCTTGGCAGTGAATATCACAGGCGTGTTCGATCCTGAGTTCCTGGATGGACTGAATAACGCCGACAGCAACGGAGATGGCGGTATTAGCCATGAAGCATGATGGAAGAAAAGAAGCAGGGATTATCACCCGAAACAATGGAGGAGGTGGACAGCTTGGCTGGATGGATAGCCGTACATGAGGATGTGAACGGGCCGAAGCTCCGCAGGCTGGCAAAACGCCTCAAAACAGATAAGGCAAGTGCAGTCGGAATCTTGGTATTTCTCTGGTTCTGGGGCAGGACCAATGCCGATGTGCATGGAAAGATTCTGGATGCGGACAGAGAGGACATCGAACTGGATCTTGAGAGCTGCACCAGGCTTGACATTAAGGATGTCGTAGACGGCCTGTTTGAAACTGGCTGGCTCGACCAAAAGGAAGACGGCCTGTACCTGCACGACTGGGAAGACTGGCAGGATCAGTGGTATAAAGCCATTGAACGCCGGGAGAGCGATAAAAAGCGAAAGCAGGAAGAACGTGCAAAAAAGAAGGCTGCAGAAAAAGCAAAAGAAGAAGCTGAGAGCGAGCCGGAGGATCTGGAACAGGGGGAAGGGTTTATTCCTCCTGACCCCCCCGGGCAGCCGCCGAATCCGGAACCTCAGACTCCAAAGTACAGCCCAGAGTTCGAGACTTTCTGGAAGGCATACCCTCGATCCATTGATAAGGGCATGGCCTATAAGAAGTACCAGACTCGCCGCAAAGACGGCTATTCTGCTGAAGAATTGCTGGCTGCTGCACAGGCTTACGCAATTGAGTGCAAGAGGAAGAAGACCGAGAAGGAGTACATAAAGCATCCGAAGACCTTCCTGGGTGATGCGATGCCCTTCGTCGAATACATTCAGAAACAGCCTGCACAGCCGGCACTGAAACCCGGAGAAAATCCCTTCCGAAGGGGGATGATTGGCAGTGGCTGAGTTTAATCCGTATCCGTTTATGTCTCGCCTTGCCAAAATCGGGCTTGAAAAACAGAAGATGGAGCCTGGGGACTACTTCGGTACAGATGGCCTTATGATCTGCGGAAAATGCAGGAAGCCGAAACAGTGCATCAGGCCCGTTCTGTTTGCAGTCCCCAATCAGCCGGAACAGTACATTGATGTGAAGTTCGCTTGTGAGTGCGACTGCGACAAGAAAGCTGCGGCTGACGAAAAGCGCAGGAAAGAACAGATCGAGCGGTACGACGATGTTGCAAGGCTCAGATCTATCAGCCTGATGGATGATAAGGCGAAGAAGGCCACCTTCAAGAACTTCGTGGAGAACGAGTACAACAGAAAGAACCTGAAACTTGGAAAACGGTATGCCAGGGACTTCGATGAAATGGTTGAGAAAAACCAAGGTTTGCTTTTCTACGGAGATGTTGGAACGAGTAAGACGTATCTTGCATCCTGCATTGCGAACTATCTTCTGAACAGGGGCGTTCCTGTGGTGATGACCTCGTTTACCAAAATTCTGGAGGAGATTGCCAAAGGACCCGAAAACGAAGCAAACATCATGGCAACGATCAGGGGTGCGAAGCTCGTTATCTTTGATGATCTTGGCACAGAGCGAGACACGAGCTACGGCATTGAGAAGATCTACAATGTTGTTGACAGCCGACTGCGGGCGGAGAAACCCATGATCGTCACTACCAATCTGACTCTGAATGAAATGATGGATGAGCAGGATATGCGGTACAAGCGGATCTATGACAGAATCTTCGAGGCTTGCTATCCGATGCAGTTCACAGGACCAAGCTGGAGACAGATGGAAGCTGCCAACCGATTCGACAAAATGCAGAAGTTCATGGAAGCAAAGTAAGGAGGTAACAATGGGAGAAGAGAAAGTGACCTACCTTCAGGTGGGTAATGAAGCGGACCGGGTGACTATTGCATCCATTCTGTACAAGAATGGATACAGCGTATCTCCGGTACGCAAGAAAAAGAACGGCAGAAGCTTCGAGTATTACATCGCATACTGGAAAGCTCCTACGGACATTCCTGATTCGGAGAATGTAGATGAAGGTTAGATTCGTGATCCCGGGTCCTCCTAAAGGAAAGGGAAGGCCAAGGTTTGCAAGAGTCGGAAACTATGTTCGGACTTATACTCCCGAGAACACAGAACAATATGAGGAACTGATCCGGTGGGCATACAAGCAGGCTAGAGGTGGAAAATTCGAGAAGGATGTTCCCATTGATGTCAGAGTGTTCGCCTACTATCCGATTCCTGAAAGTGCTTCAAAGAAGAAGAAGGGCGCAATGATAGATCAGATCCTCAGGCCGACAAAGAAGCCTGATTTTGATAACGTAGGTAAATGTGTGGCAGATGCGATCAATAAGATAGCCTATCACGACGATGCACAGATCGTGGATTTTCAATTCAGGAAGTTCTATTCTGTCAATCCTAGAGTGGTAGTTGTCATGCAGGATGCTCTGCCAATCACAGGACCGGTGGAATAGGAGATAACATGAGCAGAGAGTTGATGTTTGACGGATACTGGGAAGGCGAAGTTGAGTATACCTGTGACTGCTGCCACAAGGTTGTAAAATTCCGCTTCGATGACGAAGAATCCGCAAAGAACCACAAGGGGCAGAGAAAAGCCCTCCAGCGAAAGAGAGGCTGGATTTTCACTAAGGTAAACGGCCATTACACAGACTTCTGTTCGGAAGCCTGTCGCAATGGTTATATACGCAAGAACACAATCTAATTTTTGGAGGTAAATGAAATGAGTAATGTAATGCAGCTGAGCCTGAACGGCGATACCTTTGCCGGCTTCAAGAAGGACTTCGACACCATCCTGGCCCGGACCCTGGGCAATATGCAGATGAAGGGTGCAGAAGATGCCACCATCACTGTGAAGATGAACATCAGCCTGGACAAGCGTTGCGTTGGTGGCTTCGGTTCCATGGACACCGTTACGATGCCCAGCTTCAAGCATGACATCAGCTCCGTCATGCAGATCAAGGACAAGATGACCGGCCAGTTCAGCGGCGAGTACGCAATGATCTGGGATGAGGACGAAAAGTGCTATGTCCTTGAGTACATCAAGAGTGAGCAGGCATCCCTGTTCGACAATGAGGAGCCTGTCGGACGGTTCTCCGATATCGAGGACGACGGTGACTACGCCGACGTGGTGGATGCCATCGAAGGCAGCGAACCTCTTGCCCTGCCTGAAGCAGAAGACGATGAGCTGGGCGATGACCTGGATGAAGAGGAAGCTCCTTGGGATGAAGAGGACAACCTCGATGTTGAGGAAGAGTCCGAATTCGAGACCGTGGATGACGAGGACGAAGATCCCGAAGAGGAATAACGGGAATAGGTCATGCGAAGCCCGGTAGAGATTATCAAAGGCAGGATCATCGACTATGATCCAATGACAAAGGAAATCACCATAAAGGCTAGATATCCAGACTGGGCATTGATGATAAAACGGCAGTACAAAGACTGCGAAGTGAAGCTGATGGATGGAAGGAAACTCTCCAATCAGCAAAGAAAGACCGTGTATATGCTGCTGAAGGAAATCAGCAGCTTTACCGGTCAGGGCCTGGACTCCACCAAGGAGACCATGAAGCAGAAGTTCATGGAAGAAGAATTGATGGATTTCGAAAGCGAGCCTTTTTCACTCTCAGATGCCTCCATGAGTCTGGTGTGTGCCTTCCAGAATTATCTGGTGAACTTCATTCTGGACTACGATATTCCCTGCAGCTTCAGGCTCATGGACTTTGTGGACGATATGGAAGCATACATATATGCCTGCCTCGTTCACAAGAAATGCTGCATCTGCGGTCAGCATTGCGATCTCCACCATGTTGACAGAGTTGGCATGGGCGGAGACCGGGAGGAAATGATTCACGAGGGAATGGAGGCCCTGCCACTTTGCAGAGGGCACCATTCGGAGCTTCATCAGATCGGTGATCTGGAGTTTTATGCCGTTTATCACATTACCAAAGGAGTTATTTTGGATAAGCATTTGTGTAGGATTTATAAGTTGAAGACGTATGAGGAGGAAGAATAATGCTTAACCACATCACCATAATGGGTCGCCTGACCCGAGATCCTGAACTTCGCCGGACCGGCAGCGGAGTTGCAGTTGCCAGCTTCAGCGTGGCTGTCGACCGTGACTTCGGCGGCAGAGACGGCGGCGAAAAGGAAACCGATTTCATCGACTGTGTGGCTTGGCGTCAGACCGGCGAGTTTGTCTCCAAGTATTTCACCAAGGGCCGCATGATCGTGGTTTCCGGCCGGCTGCAGATCCGCAGCTGGACTGATAAGGAAGGCAACAAGCGTCGCACTGCTGAGGTCGTGGCAGATAACTGCTACTTCGGTGACAGCAAGCGGAGCGATTCAAGCGGAGACAGCGGCAGCTCCCAGAATGAATATCAGGGTTCTGGTTACAGCCAGCAACCCCCGCAGAACGACTTTGATCTTTTGGATGACGACGATGGGCAGCTGCCCTTCTAATTCGCACTGATTCGCCTCCTCCGGCGGTCGGTGTGATCCACACGGAGAAAACCACCGCCGGAAAGGCGACGAATCGGGGTGAGGTGTTCCAATGATTGTTACTGAAGAAATCGACGACAAGATGCTGGATGACATCAAGGAAAGGCTGGAGGCATACCGGCAGAAAAACATGGACATAGACAATCAGATCGAGCGTCTTGAGAGGATGGAAGCAAGAATGTATGGCCTAGGTTCTCCTGTGATGTCCGATATGCCGAAAGGCTCAAGTGGAACGACCGACAGAATGGCAGATATGGTTGCCACGAGAGATTGCCTGAAAGAAGAAATCGAAACCTCAGTTTCTGAACAGTCGGAGGAAAGAGCCTATTTTGAGAAGATCGTTAGGACCTTCCGGAACTCTGACGAGAAGGCAGTCATTAGAATGCGATACTTTGACGGTGTCCAGTGGGAGGAAGTCATCGATATGCTGTTTGGCGGCAAAAAGGACTACCTCGGTAAAGAAGATACCTATAAGAGAAGAACCTTCAAGATCAGAAGGCGGGCACTCTACCACATGGCTGAGTATATGCTTGCCCATAAAGAAGAAACCCCTGCAGATCCTGCGGAGTAACCTCCTAAAAAGCCTCTTTCCATTTTCTTGCCATAACGTACAGAATATCTCAGGACCTGCTTTTCAAAAGCTGCGACAGGCAGAATTGACAGCAGAAGCTCCTTCCTCTGCTGTCACAGCCCCGCCTGGATTTGTCACCCAGACGGGGCTGTTTGAATAGAACGAAATAAATACGGAAATATTCCGTAAAATTAGCAAAAACATATTGACTTCTCGGTAGGGTGTGTTACGATACGTTTACAATAAATCATACCAAACGGTACTTAGAAAGGGGTTCTCGGTAATGAAACACTACCAGATCCAGTTCAGTTTTAATGAGCGCACCAATACAGCCGGCGAACATATCGGCAAGGTCGCAGTCAAGGAGCAGGCGATGAGAATCGCTTCCGCTTATGCAAAGAAGCATGGCCGCAAGGTTGATATCTTTGAGCATGACACCACCCTGAATCGGGTTACCAACCGCTGGATCGCCTTTACCAATGGCGGTATCTGGCAGAACTGATAGGAGGATCAACGATGAACATGATGAATCGTGTTACCAAATTTTTGGAGAACGCCGAGATTGGCGAGTACGTCGAATATGACGGTAAAACCATTGAGGTTGTCGACATGGCCGGAGGAAGATTCCTCTGCCTAGATAGCAGACTCGACGTAGTCAAGCTGACAGGAAAGCCTGATAAGGCAGTCGACTTCCTGATGAACTACAAGGGAGATGAAGAATATGACCCCTGCGGCTGATTGGAATGGGGTGAAGGTTTTCATCAAGAAGACCGTCGACTACACGGTCAGACGGCGTGGAGATGAGGTTTACACCGCCGTTGATAGAAACGGAAGAATGATATGGGAAGTCGGCTGCTGGAAGCGGTTCCAGTCATGCAAGAACTGCCTGGAACTGCTGGGATATGAATACATAGGACTCAAGGAAGTCCGCCAAAATTATCAACACAGGGAAGATTCCTGGTTATCTACGGAGGTGGTTAGATGAAATGGGTTCACTGGGAAGTATGGGATGAACTAGGGATTGCTGAATGCGGACAGATGCCTCAGAAGAATGTTCTTCCTTGGATCCAAAAATTCGAGTTGAGAGCCAAAGAGGTGTTGGACAGTACCGGAGCTGATCATGTCGTATATGCCGCAAAGCATTACGACAAAGAAGGGGAACTGGCGGAAGTACGATTCTACATGATCCCAATGACTGATGCACAGTTTGAAGAACGGGCAGTTGGAACTGAAGATGCAGTTGTCTACGCCCTTCACAGAAGAAAGTGAGGAAAACCGATGGTAAACATGGCAGATTTTTATGATGGGCTGACCGTACAAGAACAGGAGGTAGGCTGGATCAAGTTCAATATTCCTGATCCTGCAACTCCTGATGATCTGAACGGTGAGGGTGTATGGGGTTGGCTGACTCCTGAAGACAAGGAGAAGTGGGCAGACGATAGCTTCACCGGAAAGCTCAAGGCAATCCTGCTGAACGATCCGATCCGGTATTCAGGCCAGCTTCTCTGCGGCCATCAGGTTATCATTCAGTGCCATGGCAGTGAGCGACCCACGCTGGATCCTGAGTGGGTTGCAGAGAACCTGACACAGGAAGATGACAAAATGCGTGAATGGGTCGTTAAGTACGACGACGAGATCATCACTACCGTGGAGGCAATGAACCGGTATGAGGCGGTCAAGGAAGTGATGATGCTGGTGAGTACCAGCGGTTTTGATCTCAGCAGATTCAGCGTTGAACCTATGGAGGAAAAGGTATGAAGAACAAGAACTACATGATGAGAATTTGCCACAAGAGTGGCGGCTGGGAGCATTTCACTGTGCGGGCTGCCAGCCCTGCAGATGCGATCAAGGTCGCAAAGAGGGAGTACGCATCTGAATTCCACAGGGGTGGCCAGTATTATGGCAAGTCCATCTCCGTGGTAAAGCGGATTACCAATAAGCAGAAGGGAGTGTGCATGTAAGATGACTCAGACTCGGATCGGCGGCATCAAGGTCAAGGGCTTGATCTGGACGGATTACTACCAGGACTGGGAAGACTGGAAAGAACAGCTGAAAGAACTGTACCCAGACTATAGCGATGATGTGCTGTATCAGTTAATGCAGGAGTTCAATGCTCAGTATCTGGATGATGAGCGGTGCAACCTCAACATCGAGCTGAATGAGAATATCATAGTCATTGCTGATCTGGGTATGTGGGACGGAAGACGTACCGGATACAAGGAAATTGGCAGCAATATTCAAGACTGCCTGTCCTCTGACTGCGACTACAACACCTGGTACGTAGATGGCTACCTGAATCTTCGCTGCGAGGCGATCCATCACGACGGCAGGAACTACTACCTGTACCGAGAGTGGAAACCCGGGATCAGCGAAGTGCAGAAAGAACTGCTGAAATGGAAGCTGTATGAAGGTAAGGCAACCATGAAGGATATCAGCAGATACACCCGCAAGCTGGGAGACAGGATCGCAGCTGTGTATGGATGGTAAGGAGGATGTATGAAACATATTTGGATGAGAGCCGGTGTCACACTCCACCTATCTGAAGAGGAGGTTGAACTGATTATCAATTCTTTTGACAGGGTGGTAGCCAGCAATGTGGTCTCAAACGCTCTGGTTGAAGGAAGATTCAGATTCGATGGCGAGAGCTACATTCCCGGAGAATGCGTGGAAGGCTACAATGGAGAGAATGGAACAGACTTCGAGGAAGCTGACATATACATGGATCTGGATGTTACCCCGCCGTACTGCAAATAGCAGTCCGGCTTTTCTTCCGGATCAGAAATACCGACTGGTAAGTAAGGAAAATGGTAACGTATTTGAACGAAAATAATTACGAAAAACCGAAAAAACATATTGACATACGGATAGGTTATGTTACGATAAGTTTATAAAACAATACCAAAACCCGGAAAACACCAGGGTTATGGTAGCAAAAAGTTTAAGAAATGAGGAATCAATATGTTTGAAACAATTCTCGGTATTGTTATTTTCGCCCCCTGTTTGGTGCTCTATCCCGTTGTTCGGAATATGCCCTACATTCGGGAAGCCAAGTACGTTGATTTCTCTAAGGTATTCAGATAAGGAGGATATGAAAATGGAACTGGTTATCAAAGGTGAAAGAAAAGGCGAAGGCAAAACCATGAAGGCATATGAACTCGGAAGCTACAGTGTCTCCGTTGTCACCTACGATGAAGGATGGCAGAGCGTTTGTATCAAGAAAAACGAAGACAACAGATACCAGCCCTCGATCTTTTCCAGAACTGATGAAGAATGGAAGCTCACCGGATTCGACATTATGACAACTTCCTATGGAGCACTGCAGCCTGATCAGATCCGCAAGGTTATCGAGGGCATGGAAGAAGCAATCCAGGCAGTTGAGATCCTGACCAAGGAATTCGTAAAGGAGGCGTAACATGAGAAGAATTACAGAATTCCATGGATTGCTCCGGTTTACTCCAGTGTACGGCAAATGTGACCCGGTTACAGTCCCGGGCCACTGGAAACTCAAGGATATTGGCAAGCCCTGGCTGGTTTGGTGCGATGCCAACCTCTACAAGAACGGCATCAACGAGAACATCTGCGAGATCATGCGGGTTGATCGAATTGTGAAGGAGGCGTAAGTATGAAGTACAGTTTGGAACTCCTCTGCAACGGAAAGTATTCCGATCACAGTTTTGAAGGAACCTCCTCGGAGCTTGAGAAGGAAATCGAACGACTGGAGGACAGCACCGGCGGCATCGTGATGGGATTCACAGACGAAGAAGGCCGGGAGTACAGAAAGATCATCATGGGAAGGACGGTTTGAGATGGATATGAAGGTTTTTACCATCGCTTACATGATCAACGGCAAGAAGCATGAGATCGAGCAGGAAGGGTTCGATAAGGCCCAGTCCCAGGTAGCACTGATTATGAATGCCGGCGGAGAGATCCTCGGGATCAAGGAGGAAGTCGAATGAAACGGTATCTGGAAATGCTAAGGGATAAGCACTACGCAAAACTGGCTGCGCTGCAGTCAGCAGGCATGGCACCTGTGGTAAAGGCCATCCGGGACGGTTACCCGGGATTGGCGGAAGCTCTTCTGATGGATCTGGAAGCAGACCACACAGCCCATTGGAGTGAGTACACCCCGCAGGAGAACATGGCTATCGTTGAAGCCTGCGAGGAATGCTTGAACCGGATCGACCGACTGTATAAAGAAAAAATGGAGGAGATCGCATGAAATACCTGACTGAACGCACCGAGATCGCCAAGGCGATGAACTTCGGAAAGTATCCCGTCCTGTACATTGACATGGATGCCAAGAAGTACGAAGGTTCCGACTACTGCCAGGGCTGCCGAGTCCGAGTTCATTGGGATGACAAGAGACCCAGATACAAGGACATGTATTCCACTGGCAACCTGTATTACTGCGATGGAAAGTTTAAGATCAGCGGCGATGCGGCCTGCCTCCATGCGGACTTTGGTCGCAGCGATGTTATCGGGATGTACCAGCAGGCGAATACACCCATGCTCCACAAAGGGGATACGGTCGTAATGGTCATGGACTTCCCCAAGTCCCGGATGTGCAAGGTGGCATTGATGAAGATGCCGGACAGAATCTTCCTGTTCTGCCAGACGCTGGCAACACTGGAGGAAATCACAGAATGATTGCATATTGGCTGGCATTGATCCTGATAATTCTGCAGGATCTGCTGGACTACAATGATGTGATCCCCGATAGAAAGGTGGACGCAATTTGGGAAAGACGGTAAATGGAATCCGGATTTTCAACTGCAAGAGATGCGGTAAAGAGGAACGGATCAACATCTATAAGTGGCGTAAACGCCCACAGAAGGATAAGAATATCTGCTCTGCCTGCATTGAAAGAAGAATTCATGCAGCACAGGCAGCACGAGAGCGGGCAGAATATGGCCCGTACTACTGGTAAGGAGGCAAATATGGAAAACAAGAAGCTGAAGCCTTTCATTGTGGACATCACGGAGGAGTATCACAAGTCAGTGGTCGTATGGGCAGAAGATCAGGCACAGGCCAACAGCATCGCAGATGACCTCTGTGGAGAGAACGTGATTGAGTTCACCACCGATGACTTCACCGAGCGCACCATTCAGGATGGCTATAAGGTTGGAAGTCTGGAAGACTGCAGATATTACACCGAGTATGACGAGGACGGCTACGTCCATAGCGACAGAAGGGAGAAGCTCTATGCTCAAGCCGGATAACGAAGGAACAAAACGGCCTTACCTGCTGAAGGTAGAGGAAAGATATTTCAGATACATCTCTGTCCTTGGTGAGAATGTATTCGAAGCCATTGAAAGGGCAGAGGAGATGCATAGTAATGGAGAGATAGTTCTCGGCACGGACCACTATGCAGGACATGAGATCCAGAGGGTATCCCAGGAGATTGCGGATGCTCTTATTGGAGAGTATTTGCCATTATAGAAAGGATGATGAAAATGACTGAGCAAATTATCACCAGGCTTCGTGAAAAGGCTATGGGTGCAGATATCGGCAGTCGGCAGATCTTCACAATGGCAGCAAATCTTCTGGAACAGCAGAAGAAAGAGATAGATGTTCTTCTTCAAGATATGTCATGGAAGCAGAAAGCTATCAGCCATCTTGTTGAAGAAAATGAGATCATCAAAAAAGAGCGGGACACGCTCCTGAAACAGCTTGAGGCTGCAGACGTATACTGCCAGTTCTGCAAAGGAACTGACCCCAATGCCCCGTGCGAAAAGGTAAACGGGGAGTGCAGTGAATGTTTTCCAGGCTGCAGGTGCAAAGATTGCAATGACGCTGATAAGTGGGAGTGGAAAGGGGTGGATGAATGAAGATCAAATATGTTCACTTCAGCGAACCTGACCGGGAGAAGATTATTGACTCCGAAAATGCCTATTCTGCCAGCATCGGACTCATTCACGCTCTTGGAGGGAACCCGACACAAAAGGAATACGATGAGCAACTTTTGGAACACTTTGCAGATGACCAAAGAAAAGGGGTCATCCTGTCTTATGAAGTGCTTGATTATCACTCGGAAGTGAGGAAATATCGTGGCTGAATGGAATAATAAAAAAGAACTTGAATCTGCATTTCTGGTAAGGGATCTTCGTTCAATTGCCAGCATGGTCGATATGTATTGTCAAAATTCATTCAGACATACATGCGCATCAACTATGATCAAGGCTGCAGAAATGATAGAAATGCTCGTTAAAACATTGGAGGAAAGAAATGCTTGATGTAATTGAGATGGACGAACTGTGGAAATTCCAAATGAGCCTACCGGACGGAACTGAAAAGGATCTTCTACACAAACTGCTTTTCGAGTACAGCAGATATGCTGACTGCGGCACTTACGAGGACTGCGAGAGCCGGAAGGAATGGTTCTCCTATTCTCTGGAGCACATCATGCAGAATTTCAATAAGACCGTCAAATTGCTCCGAGAAGAAGTGGCATACATCCGGGCGGAGGCTGACGAGAAGCTGAAGGCCAACGGCAAAGATGTGATTGTTGGCGATACGGTATACGCCATTAGATGCCGGATCGACCATGGATACGGCAGAAGGTATGACTCTCTGATGACATATGCGGTTGGGTCCATACCGAGATATCTTGACGGCTGCTATGTTGCTCCCAAGAAATGCACCAAGACGGACATGAATATGCTTGGCCGCTCGATTTTCAAAACTGAAGCAGAGGCCCAGGCTTATCTGGATTCTTTTAAGATTGCAAGGGCAGAAAGGGAGACCGCACATGGACAATATTGAGCTGATAGGATACCTGAAGCAGGTATCCACAATGCAATCCTACAGCAAGAAGCTTCGGACGGCCTGCGCCACTGCGGCAGAGCGGTTGTTGCAGCAGGACTACGCAATTAACCAGCTGATCGGTCTGAAGGACTGCAGCAACTGCCGGCTCAATGATGTTCAGCCGAAACCGGATGCCTGCAACGTTTGCTTAAACACAACGACCGGCCCGTCCGAATGGAGACCAAAGGGGAGATCCCAGAAGTGAGAAGAGATACCTATGGTTGATGTAACACATGAACCCGACATCGGGATGAGAAGATGTAGCTGCGGCGGCCTGCCACAAAGATTACCAATCAAGCTTGAAGCAAAGAGTATTCAGCTCTATGGATACATCTGTACGAAATGCGGTAGGCGAAGCCAGCCGGCGGCATACCCAACGGTAGCAAAAGAAAACTGGAACAGGATGGTGAGCAACAATGGAATTAGTAAACAGGGTTGATAAGACAACCATTCCCGGAGACATTGTAGCGACATTTGAACCGCCTACGATGAGAGGTAAATTCGTGAGGTTTGTAACTGAAGATATGTTCATCGTTGATGTAGGAGGTCTTCAGATCGGGGCACATAAAGATCATTGGGTGGTTCTGGAAACCACAAAGCAGAAACCGAAAACCAGAAGAGAGGAAGAACTGGCTGGCTTTGTCCGGAACATTAAGACCGGCGAGTACCAGCAAATGTTTATCACTCAGATCGGAAGCCCGATGCTCTGCCGGAACCGGGCCATAGAGAAGGCAAAAGGCTACAATGAGTACATCGGAGAGGAATATGACCTCGATGATGTAGTTGTCAAGCGGAGAGCTATCGAAGTAATCAGCTACCCCTGGGAGAAGGTGGAGGTGAATGAGCAATGATCATAGCTGTAACTGATCTGTGCAAGATCCCTCAGAATTGTGGTGAGTGTCCTTATCTGGAGTATGAGTTCGCTGATTATGGAAGCTGCCCTTTTACTGACAACTCAGTAGATAGTGAGGAAATGGAGTTCCGTGCCGGCGATTGCCCTTTGAAGGAGGTGCCCGACAATGCGGTTCACTAAGAAGCAGATGGATAACTGGAAGGAGATTTTCAACCGGGAAGGACCCTTCCAGTGGGATGTCCCCGGCGGATATATCATATTTGCTGATAGCCACATGGCTGTTTATCGTTTCAGATCCGGAAAGTGGAGCTACAAGGGCATTGAATTGTGGAGAGTCAAGACCGTGTCGCAGGTAAATCGGGAATTAGCAGCATTAGCCTGGGCCAGTGCAGGATAAAGGAGAACGGATATGAATTTGGTATGTGTGTGTTGCTACCATGAATTCGAAGGGAGCATTTCCTTTGATGAGCTTGGATGGCACAGTGCTTGCCCGGAATGCGGATGCTCGTTTGATGTCGATATTCCGGAAGGTAAGATCATAATGGCATTTGCCGATGATACAGGCGATGATTCATGGGAGAATTACGCAGTAGATGTTCGCAGTGCCAGTCTGCTGTCATATTATGCTTTTTCATCCAGAAAAGAGTTTCTGAAGAAGTGGGAGGAGAAAGTCTACAACGAGAAACCGGACAGTATGTGGTACTGGATCATTGAGGGAGACAATTGTATTACATTCGGTTGCCCAGACCCCGGAGATATTGAACTTGTCTGCGAATCCTGGGATCTGAAAGTGGCTAATCATTGTGATGTTTGGGGATGTCTGAAAGCTGCCTATGAGAGTTGCTAAAAGGAGATGCTATGAATGAAGGCGTAAGAATTACAATTGAGGAATGGGCCGGAGATAACGGCCTGTCACTGTCCGATGACCAGGTGTTGGAACTGGCAGAGGCAATCGACACTGCATACGAGATGAGTTTTCCAACCGGGTATGGTGTGGATCGATATGAGAGCCAGGAAAAGAATAAGATCCGTAGGCTGGAATGGGAACGGGATATTCTGCTTCGGTATCTGGAAAGCAAAGGTTTTCATTGCATCATCTTTGATAACCGGATTGAGAGATTCTATATGGTTGGCCGAGGAGAGTACGCCTGTTCTGAAAGGGAGGTATTCAGATGAGCGAAGTGAAATATACGACAGTTCTGTGTGCAGACTATACCTGCAGATTCTGCAGTGGTGGTGGATACTACGGGATCTGCAAGCATCCCGCAAATGCAGATAAGGCAGTCTATGGCGGAATTGACCGTTACTACATGAACAGCTGTAAGCTGAAGGAGTTTGAAAAGCCGAAGAATAATGCTTCTCATATTTCTATCAATGGCATCGACATTACGGAGTTCCTTATTGGCAATGAAAATGAGTAGCGCATTCAATGGATCTATGATGACATTTACCAATACTGTACGAGCTGTTGTAAACTGAAGGAGGGTGAAAAATGAAGCGTTATGTGTGTAAAGAAGGATTCTCCATAGAAATGGTTGATGATGACGGTTTCTTTACCGGAGAATACCAGGAGGTAGAAAAGGGGAGCCTGTGGGAACGATCTGAAGATCCGTATCGCATGGTAGGAGCAGCCGATACTGTTCGGCTGAACCGCCTTGGCAGCGACGATACGATCTCGTGGCTGGAGATAACCACAGAAAATCTTGCTATGCACTTTGAGGAGGTTGATTCTGGTGAAGATCATTACCATTGTGGATGATTATGGCGAGAAAACCTATGGAGTATCCAGCGAGAAAGATGGTATGTTCTATCTGAACGAGAGAAACGCCGACGGATGGCGGCAGCGATTCAATTCGAGAGAGGGGACAGTGGAGCACTTCAACCCTGCTAAGAATTTCTGGGATGTCGAAATTGCTTATATCTATCAGGTAGACATGGGTGCCGGCTACGGCAAAATGCCTTTCTATAATTGGAGGGCAGATCAATGAAACGACAAAGAATATGCCCTGAATGCCATGGAAAGGGTATCATCCAAGCAACGTTGGAAGTCAACAATGGAGATGGCACTATAACTGCGACCTTCCATGATGTTAAGTGTTTCAGATGCAAAGGTACTGGTATTGAACACTATGAAGAAACCAGAATGGATCAGCTGATGGAACTGGATGCAAAGCGACTGGGTAGGCTTATCGCCATGAATATCCCACCGCATTCTTGCCCCAAAGAAGTGCGTGAACTGTGGTACAGTTTTCCTCCAAGCATGAAAGCTGATAATTATGAAAAAGCATGGATTCAATGGTTGCTCAGTCCTGCAAAAGGTCCTCTGGAACAATGCAGGTAAGCAACTACAGAAACTCGGCCAATACCTACATCATGCCGGATCAGGCAAGGGGCTACAAATCGTTTTCCAATCGTATACAAAACGGAGGAAATTACCATGTACGTGATACTGTACGATATTAAGAACTGCAGAAACATCGAACATGATGATGTCTGGAGGGTGATGCAGTTGTTTGATCCTGCACACAAGCCCACAAACATAATGGTAGATGTCGGAGAGAAGCAGTTCTTTTACAAGAATGAAGACTTCATACTGCTGAAAGTTACAGAATACTGAGGAGGGAATGTTATGTCAGGCGGAGGAAAGAATGCCTTTATCAAACAGCGTGACGAAAGAGACCAGAAATTCTTTGAAGCTGGCGTTGATGTCGGCTTTCAGAAGGCCATGGACTACGTTATGAATGCGCTGCGAGACCCCAGGCTCGTAAAGGGCGATATTTGGGGAGAATCTCGACTTCTGGCCCTTCATAATCTCGTATATGAATACGATGACCATTTTTACCCTGCTTGGAATGCAAAGCACAAGATGGCGGACTATCTCCAGAGAGAGCTTGATGCACGTCTGAAAGAGGGATGCGGAAGCCATTTTGCACCATTTGCGATGCGCTACCCGGTTATCAAAGGAATCCGGTATGACAAACCAATGAAAGGCTGGAACGACGGCTGATCGGCGGATATGGAATCGTTTAGATCCAGAAAAAAGGCACCAAAAGGCACCAAAAGGCACTAAAAGTCATTGCAGTTCACCTAATACATAGTGTAGTATGTAGCCTAGAAAGAATGGATGAACGGAACAGCACCGGGAGTCCAGAAAAGCACCGTCAGACGGCGGTGCTTTTTTCATACACAAGGGGTTGCAGCAATGGAAGGTATCGTGCTGATAGGCGCAGGCGGACACGCTTTGTCCGTAATAGACTCGATTCACAGTCTCGGATTGCTCGTCCGTGGCTTTATTGATGAAGTACAGACTGGGGAGTATCTTGGGTATCCGATCTTCGGACCCGGCATTGAAGATGTCCCGGATTACCAAACTGCCAAATACCACATTGCCATTGGTGATGTGGCAAACCGAAAGAAATGGTATGACAGGATCCAGAAGAGTGGCCTCCAGATGGTAAACATCATAGATCCCACCGCTACTGTTTCCCGGTATGCCTGGATGGGAACAGGAAACTACATCGGCAAAGGTGCCGTGATCATTGCCGGCGTTGGGATCGGGGATAACAACCTGATAAACACCATGGCCCTGGTTGAACATGGCAGCCGGATCGGAAGCCACACCAACATTTCCACTCGCTCCACGTTGAATGGAGATGTGATGGTCGGTGACATGGCCTATGTCGGAAGCAGCGCAACCTGCAACGGGCAGCTCGAAATTGGAGAATGCGCCGTCATTGGCTCTGGTGCCATTGTAACGAAGGATGTCCCGGCATACACAACGGTCGTTGGAGTGCCTGCAAGGATTATCAAAACAAGAGTTCCGGGAGGGGAAACGGAATGAACATACTCGTGATTGCTCCACACCCGGATGACGAAGTCCTTGGCGTTGGAGGAACCATTGCAAAACGGACTGCCATGGGAGACCAGGTAGATGTCTGTATCGTCACAAAAGGAAGACCGCAACTATTTAATCCTGATGTTATCGAACAAGGTAGGCAGGAAGCCAAAGGGGCGGCAAACATCCTTGGCGTGAGATCCATAACTTTTCTGGACTTCCCTGCGGCAGAGCTGGACACGGTTCCTCACAATGAGCTGATCGCAGCTCTGACAGAAGTGATCCAGAAGGAGAAGCCTGACGAGGTTTTCATTCCCCATCACGGGGATTTGCATATAGACCACAAGCTGGTGGCAGAGGCAGCGATGGTTGCTCTCCGGCCTAAGTACCAGCACAAGGTCAGACGGGTATACGCCTATGAGTGCCCGTCTGAAACGGAGTGGGATATTCCCTCTGCACAGAACGCTTTTCTGCCGAATGTGTACGAAGACATATCCGACACCCTGGTTTTCAAAATCATGGCACTGAGTAACTACCAGTCGCAGATGGATAAGTTCCCTGCAACCCGGTCTTTGGAAGCGGTGAACGCCCTGGCTACTTACAGGGGCGCAACCGTATACACCCGGGCCGCAGAAGCATTCTCTCTGATAAGGGAAATCAGATGAGAGCGAGAGAACAGACCTGAACGACTGTTTTTTTGGAGGTAAAAATGGAAAAGCGCATAGAAGTATGCCGGATGCGGGTAGGGGACATTAAGACCGGCTTCGGCAATCCTCGTAAGATCAGCGCAAAGAAACTGGAAGAACTGGAAGAGAGCATGTCTACTTTCGGCGACTTTGGTATTTTCCTGATCGATGAGGAGAACAACGTTATCGGCGGCAACCAGCGCCTCAAGGTGGTCAAGAAGCTGTATGGCGACGATGCCATGATCGACTGCAAGCGGTTGATTGGCTACACCAAAGCACAGCTTCGCGCTATCAACCTGAAGGACAACACCCATGCTGGTGATTGGGACTTCGACGCACTGGCAGACTGGACCGCAGATCTGAATGTGGCCCTGGACATCAAGGAAGTGGAAGAAACCCCTGAAGAACGGGAGATCCCGGAGATGGAGCTTATCCACTACGAGAAGTACGACTACGTTATGATCGTGTGCCGCAGCGTTCTGGACTATAACGATCTGGTCAGAAAGTTGGGCATCGAAGGCAAGAAGGTCAGCGTTTCCAAACGGAAGATCAATGCCCGGGCCATTTGGTACGACAAGATGGGCTGCTCCATCGTTCCCAACGATGAATTGGAGCGGCTGAGACAGGCATACACCGGTGACTCCGGATTATCAACCGATGAGTCCGAGGAACGGGGTGAGGAGGATGCCTGAGATCATCTTCTCCGGCCATCAGCCAAACTTCCTGCCCTACATGGGCGTGATCTATAAGATGTTCCAGTCGGATGTGTTCGTCCTGGACAATGATGTTCAGTATTCCCGGACGGGCTTGCACAATGCCAACTTCATTAAGCTTAATGGAGAGAAACATCGCATTACCATTCCAGTCAGCTATGAGCATGGCGATCCCATCAACTGCGTGAGAATTTGCTACGGAAAAGACTGGGCAGGGAAAATGCTCAAGACCATCCAGATGGCTTACGGAAGGACACCATACTTCGAGGAAGGCTTCGATCTTCTGAAAAGGCACTTCGATGCCAAGTATGATTATCTGGAAGATCTGAACATTGCTCTCCTGAAGGAGATTTCAGAGAGATTCAATCTCCCATGTATGTTGCTCGTAGCCAGCAAGGATCTTCCTACATCCCATAAGAAGAACGACAGGAACATCTTCCAGTGTAAGACGCTGGGAGCAAACGTTTACTACTCCGGGGTTGGGGGGAGGGAGTACAACGATGAGGAAGCATATCGCCAGAACGGTATCCGAATCGTGTACAGCGACTTCCAGCCGGAAGAATACAAACAGGTGGGAGCAAAGTTCATTCCGAACCTGTCTGTGATAGACTACATTTTCAACCAAGGCTTTAGCCTGCCGAAAGGATGGGTGCGATGAGTAAGAGCGAATTGTTTAATATCTATGTGCCCAGCTACGGCAGAGCGGCCACTACCAATACATTCAAGCTTCTGGAGTATTGCACTTATGTAGTGCGGAAATCCCAGGAGGAGGAGTACCGGGCCAGAGGTATCCAGAATATCTGGGCGGTGGAGGATAATGAGATCGACAACATCTGCAAGGTGATCAACTACATCGTGGACAACGCTCCCGAGCAGATCATTTTCACCATCGACGATGATGTGGACTACTTCATCTACCGGCTGGACAAGAATGAGAAGCTGACAGATCCTGAAACCATCACAGCAGAGGTGGAACGGATCGGACAGCTTATGCTGGATCTGTACATCGGCTTCGCTGCGGAGGATGCTTCCATTGCTCCGTGGAACTATGATGCAGAGTTCGGTTTCAAGGGAACCACGGGAGCTATGCGGTGGTACAACAAGGCTGTGTACAAATCCCGCTTCCGGGAAGAGGTTTATCATAACTGCGACTTGGACGTTATGCTCCATGAGCTTCTGGTAAACCGAATCACCCTCAAGCCCAAATACCTGTGCGTACAAGCAGGAACGGACACCAATGCGGGAGGAAATTCCAGTAAGACCAGACAGGCTCAAAGAGACTGCGCTCTTGAGATGAAGCGTAGGTGGGGTAAGTATTTCGACTACAACTTCAAGAATAACAAGCCTGCAATCAAAGTTCCTCGATAAGTTCGGAAAAATACGGAAACAGCCATAAAATACTTGACTTTCGGTGGTAATATGTTACGATATAGTTACAAATAAACCATAGGAGGTTACAAGAAATGGCATATCCGTACACCGAAACAGGCTTCAACATGTTCGACATGCTCAGTATGATCCAGAAGGCTATTCGCCGGGGTGATTATGAACATGCCGGATTTGCAGCCGAACAGCTCAAAAATCGATACCGCACTACGATGTGGAACCGTCTCCTTGTGATTACCGCCGAAGATTGCTACGGCGTACTCACCAAGGAGATTTTTCATTTGCGGAAGCAGGATGACGGTTTCAAGGATGACCAGAACATCGCCAATGCTGTGGCATTGATGTGCAAGGCTCTGAAGAGCCGTGATGCCTGCTACTTCTCCTGCAACTTTGTAGCTGCATCCCGGAACCCGAGACTGATCCAGATTACCACTCCTGAAGTGAGTGAGGTTTATGGCCGCATCAAGGCCGGCGGTAAGCAGTATGATTCCTACGGCTTCCCGCAGATTTCTATGCTCGATGAAGAGAGACCTGAATTCGATACCTGCATCCCGGAAGGCCAGTATGATATGGCCCTGGCGGGTGCCACATTGGAAAAGGCCATCAAGCACCGGGATATGGATATGATGGGTTACGAGATGGATCTCCTCCGGAGGATGGATCGGGGATTCCTGTGGGATGTGCTTCAGGACTATGCAATGGTCCACACCCCCCAGCTGGAAGAAGAGATCAAGGCTCTCCGGAATACAGACAGCGTGGTAAATGCCCGCCGGAAGGATCTGGAGAAGGATGAGATTTTCATCAGTAAGGCAGCAATGCTTTTGTGCTATGCGAAAGATCCTGCTTTTGAGACGGTGCTTTCCAGCGACCTGATCGACTACGACCGGGTGGTGGATTGGAGGAAATATCCGATCAAGCCCATCAATGAATGCGGGCTGCGGTGGGGGAAGATCCCGGATTGGACCTATGACTGCCATACCCTCAAGGGTAAGCGGATGGGTAAGACCGACTGGGATATGACCACCACAGAACAGGCTGCGCTGACCCCGCTCCAGAAGGACTACTTCAGTAATGCCAGCTGGCTCTACACCTATGAGCAGGATGTGGAGTTCGGTCGGTTGGATGAAGAAGGTATGCGTCCCATCCGTGAATTTGCAAAGACCCATCCGGTGAACCCGGTGGAATTCATTCCCTACGAATGAGAGGGAGGGGCGGCCGATGGAAAGTAAGAGTGATAAGGTCAGAAGGCTGGTCGGGGAGGGGAACTACAAGGAAGCCCTCCGGATTGCAAAGGGGTTCCGGATCGGGATCTCGAAGGAAGACTCAGATGCTATGCGCAGGGGATATGAGTGCATGGTGACAAGCCCACGCTTTTATCAATCCATTGGCATGGACCCTGCGGAAATCGCCCAAAAAGGACGGGACACCGTGCAACGACTGTACGGGGTATAAACTTCTATGTAAGTAAATAGGCTCGTAAAACAGCTCTCCAGGCTTCATGTGGAGAGCTGTTTTTCATTGGTTGGAGGTAATGAAATGAGTGAGGAAAAGGCCACGCAAAGTATCGCTGAATTGGGCAAAGAAACTCAGTTCCGAAGCGGTGCCGAAGCGGTGGAAAATGGCCGAAAAGGCGGGAAGAAATCAGGCGAGGTTAGAAGAGCCAGAAGGACTGCCAGAGAGGCCGCTCAAAGGCTGCTTGCAATGCCTGCAAAGGGCAAGATGCGTGACAATCTGATCGACCTCGGCTACGACCCGAAAGACACGGAAGGCATTGAGAATATCGATGTAATCGTGGCCCGATTGATGGTACTGGCAGCATCCGGAAATCAGGAGGCCAATGACCGACTCCTGAGAATCGCAGGCTATGATGCGGAAGAAAACCGCAAGGAGCGTGAAAGCATCAATGCGGATCGCCGCAGAGAACTGGAACTGGATGCCAAGGTCGCTGCCCTTACCAATGGCAATGCCGGTGGCATGGCATTGAACATGGGGGACGAGGACGGCAACAATGATGTTGTCATCTATATGCCTGAGGTGATGACCGAGGAAGCCTGCGAGATGCCTCCGGAAACGGATGCTGATGTCGCAGAATAGGAGGTGATGCACTATGGCAACTGTTCTTAGACCCCAGAAGGGTCCGCAAGAGCAGTTTATGTAGTGGCAACACCTGCACAAATTGCGATCTATGGCGGAGCTGCCGGTGGTGGCAAATCGTATGGTTTGCTGCTGACCCCCCTCCGTTATAAGAACGTACCTGGCTTTGGTGGTACGATCTTCCGTAAGAATTTCAATCAGATATTTGCCCAGGGCGGTCTTTGGGATGAAGCCACGAAAATGTACTCTGGTATAAAAGGCGCTCAGCCGCAGATGTCTCTTGGAAGATGGAAGTTCTGCAACGATGAAGGCCAAATTGTATCGTCGGTGAAATTCGCCCACATTGAGAAAGAAGCCGAGCTACCTAAATGGCAGGGCTCACAGATCTGCTTTTTGGGATTCGATGAGCTGACGCACTTCAGCGAGAAGATATTCTTCTATATGCTGTCCCGTAACAGATCAACCTGCGGTGTATCTCCCTTTGTCCGGGCCACCTGCAACCCTGATGCGGATAGCTGGGTTGCAAAGTTCATCGAATGGTGGATCGACCAGGATACCGGATATCCAATCCCTGAGCGGAGCGGAAAGATCCGGTGGTTCATCCGCCGGAATGAGCAGCTTCACTGGGCAAACACCCGGCAGGAACTGTGGAAGAAATTCAACCTCACCACTGAAGAAGAGAAGGCTGAGCCTAGATCGGTCACCTTCATCATGTCCAAGCTGCAGGATAACAAGGAGCTGCTGAAGGTCAACCCTCAGTACCTTGCAAACCTGAAAGCACTGTCCGAGGTTGAGCGAGAGAGACTTCTGAATGGTAACTGGAAGATCAAGGCATCTGCCGGTCTGTACTTCAAACGGTCTCAGGTGGAGTTTATCACTGCGATCCCATCCGATATTCAGGGTGTCTGCAGAGCTTGGGACTTGGCTGCCACAAGCGACAAGGAAAGTGGAGATCCCGACTTCACTTCCGGTGTTCTGATGGGAATCCGGAAAGATAGAACCATTGTGGTGCTTGATGTCATAAATCAGCGGATCAAGGCTGGCGATGTGGAAAAGCTGATTCTCAACACAGCTATGATAGACCGCCAGAAGTATGGCTATAAGTACAAGATCAGGATTCCGCAGGACCCTGGTGCCGCAGGCAAGATCGTGGCCCAGAGATATGTCAAGTTGCTGTCTGGCTTTACAGTCAAGGCTGTAGCGGTATCCGGCAGTAAGGAACTGAGAGCAACACCGTTCGCTGCTCAATGGCAGAATGGCAATGTTTCTGTTCTGCTTGCAGATTGGAACGACATCTACCTGTCTCAGTTGGAGTCCTTCCCTGAATCCAAGCATGACGATATGGTTGACGCAAGCTCTGATTCCTTTGAGGAGCTTACATCGTCCAACTACAACATCAGCAGTCTGCTGTAATACATCTTTAGGTGGCCGCCTCTGTTTATCAACAAGGGTGGCTTTAATTATTGCTGCGAGGTGATACCAATGAACGACAAGAAAAAGCAACAGGCCGAAAGAATCCAGCGCTATGCTCACATGATCGAGCAGCAGACTGGTAAGGCGGTTCGCCCGTACCGTACTGACGGTTACATGAACATGATGAACCGGTACGGTACTTCAAAGGACACCACGGAGCATTACAAGTTCGCCCCTGAACCTGATATTCCGGATGACTCCCTGACTCTGCTGTATGAAGGCAACGGCCTGTTCGCCAAGGTAATTGACGCTCCCGCTGAAGAAGCCATCAAACACGGATTCACCCTGAAGGATGTATCCGATCAGGAAGTGGAGTCTTTCTATCAGGAAGCTCTGGATGAGCTGGACTGGGAAGAAGTAGCAATGACCGGCATTAAGTGGGCACGACTCTTTGGTGGTGCAATTGCTGTCATGCTGATCAATGACGGAGGCGGCCTGGAAGAACCCTTGAACTGGAAGCGGATCAAGTCTATCGATGATATCCGGGTATATGACCGATCTGTCATCCAGCCTGACTATTCGACCATGTTCAAGTATGACCCCAGAGATCCCTTCCGCACAAGGGGATCTCGATTGGGAATGCCTGAGTTCTACCATGTGAACAGCCGGTACGGTTCCTTTACTGTGCATGAGAGCAGATGCCTCGTTTTCCAAAACGGTGTTCTGCCCGAGAACTGCAGTAATACGAATTACCAGCTCTGGGGTATGCCCGAGTACATTAGAATCCATCGTGCCATCAGAGACTCTGAACTGGCTCATGGAACCGCACCCAAAATGCTGGATCGGTCTGTGCAGCCTGTGTATAAGATGAAAGATCTGTCCGTGCTGCTTGCCACGGACGAAGGAGAAAGCCAGGTCCTCAAGAGACTGCAGGTCATCGACCTTGCCCGCAGCTTCCTGAGCAGCCTGGTCATCGACAGTGAGAATGAAGACTATGATTTCAAATCCTTCCAGTTTACTGGCGTGGCTGATGTTATTGATGCCACCTGTAATTATCTGTCTGCTCTGACGAATATTCCCCAGACTATCCTGTTTGGCCGATCTCCTGCTGGTATGAATTCCACCGGAGAGAGTGATCTGGAAAACTGGTACAGCTATGTCCAGAGAATCCAGAAGCGGATGTTGAAGAGCAACCTGCGGTATCTGCTGTCTGTTATCTTCCAAGCTGGAGTGCGAACCGGAGAAGTGGACGAGGTGCCCAAGATTAAGATAGAGTTCAATCCGCTGAAGACCATGAGTGACACTGAACAGGCTGAACTTGATAGTAAGAAAGCTGCAACCGCACTGGTTAAGGCACAGACTGTCCAGCTCTACCGGGATATGGAAGTCATTGACTCCACTGAAATCCGCCGCAGTCTGGCTGACAGTGATGAGTTCGACATCGACACCATTCTGGATGAGTATGAGAGTGAAGAAGACCTCATGGCTATCTATGAGCAGCAGGAAGCTGAGAATCCAGGCCTGATCCCTGGTACTGAACAGGCCGGTGTTGAACCTCTGGGATTGCCTTCTGGTTCTGCAGGTCATGCTCCTACTGCTCCCAAACAGATGCCGACCGATGTAGCTGTTGAAGAACATGAAACTGATCCCGGCACTGAAGGCAGTGCCCCTGCCAATGCTCCTGCAGCAACAAAGCTGCCTCAGGATATGAGTGAAGAGGAAGTCAAAGAGATTTCTAATCAGGACGAAGCACCCTATGGCGTTGGTGTTCTGGTTGTCAAGGACGGCAAGATTCTTTGCGGCTTCCGGCACAATGACTCTGGCTATGGCCTGATCTGTGGCCCTGGCGGTCATGGTGAGAAGGGAGAAACCTATGAGCAGTCTGCCATCCGTGAGACTCAGGAGGAGTTCGGCATCACGCCCAAGGAGCTGATCCCTGTGGGCATCGGCCCTCTGGAACCTGAAAGCGGACTGAGATCCCACATCTTCCTTTGCACAGACTTCGATGGCGAAGTGAGCTGCAACGATCTTGAGATTGTCAATCCCATGTTCGTCACAATGGAAAAACTGGAGATGCTGGAACCCTCTCTGTTCCCGCCTTTTGCTGACAGTCTTGAGATTCTCAAAGACTGCCTGTTCAATGACAACGAAGACGGCGGTCCCGGATCTGGAAACTTCGGTCATAAGGGCCGCAAGGGAAAGATTGGAGGTTCTGCTCCTGAGGGTAGCTCCTCCACGGAAGGGAAAACTGAAAAGGAATCCACAAAACCGAAGCCTGTCAAAATTAGCGAGGCCATTCTGAAAAACCTTGAGGGAGAAGAGGGAATAGTTATCCACCTCAAAAAAGGTGACGAGGTCTTTGAATGCCCAACTGATGCACCATTCATCATTGATGCGATGACCGGCGAACTGTTTTTCAAGGAGGAAATCGACCTCGGAGATTACGAAATCGATGAGGAACGCAGCAAGAATGCTGCTAACCATGTTCGTTTTGAGGAAGTCTGCCGGGACAAAATCACTGAACTGGATCGGCTTCGAAAGGAAATAGAAGAAGCTTACAAAACACGAAAAATCCCGGACGATATGGACCAAAAACAGATCAGGGAGCAAAAACTGACAGAGGAAATCAGAAAAGCAGCAGCAGAACACTTCAAAACGCCTGATGATTGTTTGACTGCAGGCGATGCAGCAATGTATGTTTCCAGCAAGGGATACTTCTCGAGTTATGGAGATGATCGTTTCGAGGATAACCCCGATCAGAACAATGTCGGAACGTTCAAAGGAATGGATGCACCTCTCGCAAGAGATACCGCTACAGCTATCGATGATCTGTTTTCGTCATATCCGCAGCTCAAAGGGAAGCTCGGTGGAATCAAGACTGACAAGGATTCTGAAGGAGATTACGACAAGTTATCTGAAACCGCACAAGCCCATTCTCATTATTATCATGGCGTAAGAATTAGAGCCAAAAGCAAGCATTTCATGGATTCCGATATTGCGTTCGATGTTTCCGTTGGTCACTGTCCTCCTGGGGTTAGCGGTGTGAGGTATCTCATTGAACACGAATATTGCCATGAGATCGAGCATCATTTGCAATACAACGGTGAAAAGAATATACCATCCAGAATTCTCGATGCTGTGTCCAAAAAGCTGAACCTTTCTACAGATGAATGCAGGGTTTCTGTTTCTGGATATGCTGCAAACCCCGGAAAGAACCATGATGCTGAGTTCTTGGCTGAAGCATGGGCTGAGTACCGTTGCAGTAAAACTCCTAGAGCCGTAGCTAAGGCTGTAGGCGAAGAACTCGAAAGATACATTAAGGGGGTTAAATAATGACTGTTAAAGCACCCGAATTTACCAGATCAGAATATTTCAAAGCAACCCCTATGTGGCATCTTGAGGAAGGGGCATCCGAAGATCATAAGGAAGCGCTTGAGTTGTTTATGAATGGCGGAGCCTATCCTGCTTTCTGGAAGCAAAAGTATCCTAAGGTGGAGAATCCTTACTATCAGTGGAACGGCGAGATTATAGACAGACCAACTACTGATGGCGGTCCCGGCTCTGGCAACTGGGGACATGAAGGTCGCCCCGGAGAGGTAGGCGGCTCTGCTGAAGGAGGCGGATCTCATAACCGCATGGGCAATAAGAAGGAAGGTTTCACTTCTTTCTCTAAGAACAAGAAGCAGTTTGCTAAGCCACATAAAGCAAGTGAAGAAGAGTACGAAAATTGTCCTACAGGATCTATCGTTATCGGCAGCAACGGAAAGTGGAAGAAAGGCAACGACAAAATTGAGTTTATCAATGTTGATACCGGTGAATTAAAATATTACTGGGAGTTGGCGATTGATAATGAGGATAATGAAGTCCAAATCTTTATTCCTGACGATAAGAATCCCAACTTCAAGAAGATGAAGGTTAGGGACGATGATCGGTTCAGCTCTGCCAGAAAGAAAGCTGCATTCCACACCACCGAGCCTCAGGAAGCAGATGACATCTTCCGTGAACAGTCCGGTAGAATCTGGAAAGAAGCATCTGATGATGCGCGAAATGCCCTGTACAACTACACGGGCCATTCGTATTCTGATATCAATGACTGCCTGAGAAGTGGCTCCAAACCCACTGAAAAGATCGGCCAGTACATCAAGGATATGACCGAGACCATCGATAAGAGCGAACTGCAGCAGGATACTTTCCTTTATCGAGGAATTGACCGGTGGGCGCTTTCTAAAATGCTCGGAGTTGATTACGAAGCTATGGGCAAGCAGAATCCCGGTGCTTACATCGGAAAAGAAATCTCTGACAAGGCGTTCATGTCTTGCTCCTCGGCAGAAGGCAAGGGGTTTGATTCCAGTGGTGTGTACATGAAGATCTACTGTCCCGCCGGGACAAAAGCAATGTATGCTGAGCCGTTCTCAAAATACGGCAAGGGTGCCAAGCGGGATTGGGACGGAGAATCCAGACAAGAGTATTTCTCTGGTGAGTTTGAGACGATCCTTCAGAGAGGCACCAGAATGCAGATTACCAATCTGACACGGGATGAGTACAACCACTACACTGTCGAATGTCAGGTAATTGCACAGGAATACGAATAATCGGAAATAATTTCGCAAAACACCGGAAACGTCGTAAAAACACTTGACTTTCTGGTAGGTTGTGTTATCGTATCGTTACAAATAATCTACCATATTGGGAGGAATGTGTATGGAAAAGCCTAGATGGTATAACGACAATTGGGTGTGCGATCATCCCGATGAGAATAAGATTCCCTGCAAGGACTGCTTTCTGCGTGAGAAGGACCGGGATCTCGGTGATGGCAACAAGCTGAAGGGCTGCACCCTTGGCATTTGTCAGGCATTCCCGAAAGGAAAGCCCGGTTTCGTTCTGTGGAAGGGTGAATCCTGCCCTTACTATATCGACGAGAACGAAAGCGAAGACGAATAAGGAGGTGTGGCCTATGATTGGTGCTATTGTAGGAGACATCGTAGGCTCCATCTACGAGTTCGACAATCACAGAAGCAAGGAGTTCCCGCTTTTCTCAAAAGACTGCTTTGCAACGGATGACAGCGTTATGACTCTCGCCATTGCCAAGGCACTGGTTGAGTGGAAGCGATCCGGGGAAAGACTGAGCTATCTCGCAGTCAAGTATATGCAAGAGGTAGGCCGCCCATATCCCGGCTGCGGATATGGTGGCCGCTTCCTGCAGTGGATGTACTCCGATGACCCGAAGCCCTACAACAGCTTCGGCAATGGTGCAGCAATGAGAGTCAGCCCCGTTGCCTATGTGGCATGGTCTCTGCAAGAAGCCAGGGAACTGTCCCGTGCGGTTACCGCTGTGACGCATAACCATCCTGAAGGAATCAAGGGTGCCGAGGCCACTGCGGTCGCAACTTGGATGGCCCTGAACGGCAGATCCAAGGAAGAGATCGGAGCTCATGTAAAGCAGAATTACTACAAGCTCGACTTCACCATTGATGAGATCCGGCCTACATACCGGTTCAATGAAACCTGCCAGGACACAGTTCCTCAGGCGATTCAGGCATTCCTTGAATCTGACAGCTTCGAGGATGCAATCAGAACGGCCATCTCTGTAGGTGGTGACAGCGATACTCTGGCAGCAATCACTGGTGCTATTGCCGGCGCATACTACGGTGTGCCTGATGATATCCGTGGTGAGGCTGAGAGTTATCTCGACTACACCCTGTATGGGATCTACCATGAGTTCCGGCAGGAGTTCTGCAACAAGTGAATTAAAGCGGAGCAGCATACACTGTTCCGCTTTTTCTTACATCGAAAGGATCAGATATGAACACTACACTGGAAAATATCGAGATTCTGGCTAAGTCTGTACTGGGACTCTGTGAATATTTAAGAAGCGATGGCGCTGACTTGTACACCGTCTACCTTATGACGGAAGACAGCAATATGCTTCGGAATCAGGTAAAGGAGCTGTATATCAGAATCTCCAATACGGTTCCGTTAATTTCCGAAAAAACTCTTGACTCCAGTCGGGAATATGCTACGATATCGTTAATGGAAACCTCACAGGATGGTGCTCCAAGAGGCAATAAGAATGCTGAAGGTCCGCACAAGAAGAACCATCTTAGTAAAGAAGACAAAGAAAAGTATTCGAAAAGAATCGTAGGTCAAAAGACATCGGATGGGATCACGGTTAGAAAGTTTTCCAATCATGCGTATGACCGGATTGCTCAAAGAAATATGTCGATGGGTCAAATCGAAAAGCTGCTACAAAGCAGCAATGTTGTTCCTGATAAGACCTATCCGGACAGAAATTGCTACGACATTCCAGGAAAACGTCTTGTGCTGAACAAGATCACTGGTGAGATCATTACTATAGAATGGAGGCGGCAGAACAAATGAGAGAAGTTCTGAAGGAACTGAAGACTGAGCAGATCGAATTCATTTGCAAAGAGTGCAGAATCACGAAAGATGAGCTGTTTGCTATGGATGAAGATGCCCTCTATGATGATGTATACGATGTCATGTGCGACATTGAATGCGCAGAAACACCGTCCAACGACGAGCAACTGACAGATCACTGCCAGATGGCGGCAGATCTGGTTACTATCCTCGGCAACACCCTTCGGACGGAAGATGACGAGGACTTTGATGAATAAGCAACGAAAGCGGAGTAGTGATAACTGCCCCGCTTTTTTGATTATCAAATGGAGTAGTACCCAAGTGGTTTAAGGGGGCAGTTTTGAAAACTGTTAGGCGTGATGAACGTGCGTGAGTTCGAACCTCACCTGCTCCGCCATAAGTATGGCACCGCTTGCTTGAAACGATACATAGCCAAGGGCCTTACCTGATTTACAGTGCATGGGGATCGGGTGGACAGCAATTTAATTGATGTGGCTGGACCCGGCATATAAATGTTTTTACGGATGCGACCTAATGCACGGGCGCAGGGCTGAAAAGTTCCGTGATATTCCCTGGATGGCTCTGGAATCACAGAGCGAGGCGAAAAGGCCATCTTGCAGCGACGGATAAATGTCGGCGGATGGATAGAAGGATAATTGTGGAGTGGTGCTGGCGGAGCTGAGGTTCCAGGTCGGTGTGTAGTTCGATGTGGTTACAGACCATCCCGGGGGTGTCGTGATTTTAATATGTCGGTGTAGCTCAATGGTGGAGCACCTGCCTTCCAAGCAGGTGGCTGCGGGTTCGAGTCCCGTTACCGACTCCAAAGGCCAGATGGCCTTCTTTTTCATTTTGTTCTCCTTTCGACAGCCCGGAAAGACGGGAAGTGCTGTGCAGGCGTGGTGAACCTGCACAGTGCGAATCCCAACAGGGTTGGCAAAAAGGTGCGACCGATATGCTGCAAAACTGGGGTCGCATACAAAGGGACATCGCCAAGCGGTAAGGCATAGGATTTTGGCTCCTATATCCGTCGGTTCAAATCCGGCTGTCCCCGCCAAATTCCGCATGGATATAAAGTCTGTAACTGGGCAAGCAGACTCCCATCTAATAAATGGGCTGCCAGCCTGCGGAAGAATCGGCTCTACCATGATGTAGAGACCGCCCAAGGACGCTGTAATGCAGCGTCCTTCTTTATGCCACTGTAGTTTAATGGCAGAACACCAGCTTCCCAAGCTGGGTGCGCCGGTTCGATTCCGGTCAGCGGCTCCATTCTCCATACTGTAGCGCAGCGTTCTGATTGGGCGATGGGTCATGCGCGGCCCAGCATTATGGAGAAACCAAAACCCAAAGCTGGCAGAGCGCAGGGTTATAGCTCCCAAACTGTTGGGGGTTGACCCGTCAGCAGGGGCCTAGTCCATGGCAACTGGGCAGGATGCTTTATGGTGAAGTGGTCCTATGAATAACACAGTGGCTCGCCCTGCGTAAACTGCAGGCTGGGTCAAAACCATTTGCAAGTGATACGGGCCTTTAGCTCAGTTGGTTAGAGCCTCCGGCTCATAACCGGATAGTCCCGGGTTCGAATCCCTGAAGGCCCACCACTCGCAGAAATCCCGCACAAACCGCCAAAACCTTCTGGAGGGGGTGTAACCGCATTGAACAACATTCATCATCAAGAAGCTGTAAAAAAGGCGGTACAGCCCCGCTTCCACGGTCACAGCAGATTAAACAGTAAAACAATTCCTATGTACCCCGACTCAGCAGAGAGGGAGTACAAACGGATTGCAAATGCCTATATGCGGCTCCTGAACGAGACTCTGAAAGAGGAACTGCCGGGGATCATGTCCGCATACCAGCTTTATCAACACGGTGATTCCAGATTTGATGATCTTCAGGATCTGGAAGGAAGAGTCAGAACCGGCTTCAGAGCGGCAGCTCAGAAACTGGAACAGAAGCTCGCAAAGTTTGGCCTTGACCATCTGGTGCGGAAGGTGTCCCGGATCACACGGAATACCACATTGAACAGTTGGAAGAAATCTGTCAAGCAAACACTTGGCGTGGATTTGATGAAAGGCTATTACAGCGATGACTTCTATGAAGAAGTGATGAAACGCTGGGTAGATGAAAATGTCCTCAGAATCCAGAGCATCCCTACTGAAACCCTTGGTGAGATCCAGGAGGTCGTCTTGGATGGCTTCCGAAAAGGTAGATCCATCACCGCAATTGGCAAGGATATTCAGGACAAGTACACGATGTCCAGAGATCATGCCAGAATGATTGCCCGAGATCAGATCTCCACCCTGAATGCACAGATTACCAAAATGCAGCATCAGGATGCCGGCTGTAAGTATTACCGCTGGTCTGACTCCCGGGACTCTCGTGTCCGTGATTGCCATCGCAGTCTTAACGGAAAGGTGTTCAGCTGGGATGATCCTCCTGAAATGTGGTATGACACAAAAAGTCGTGGCCGGGTCTATACAGGCCGAAGATGTCACCCAGGGGAGGATTATGTATGCCGTTGTATAGCAATCCCTGTATTTGACATCGAAACCATCGATGTTCCGATAAACCAAACAGCAGACCGAAGAGGAAATAAGTGATATGGCATCCAAGGAAGAAATCAAGGTGTACGTCGAGATCGTGAATGGCAAAACCGTTTGCATCTGCAAGCAAGACAATAAAGGCTGCGATAAATGGTGCCAGAAGGACGTAGTTACTCGTGATAAGTTTGCCGGATGGGAAGAAACATTCCACCGTGATCGGTACGGTAAAAGCAAGATCTGAAATTCAAACAATGACAGGGCTGAGGAGTTTTCTCCACAGCCATTTTTTCATGCTGAAATATCAGGATAAGGAGATTGTGGATGAAAGGATTTGGCTCTCCGGGCCGAGGCCCTCCCATGAAGGCTCTTGATCTTAAATTTTATGAAAGGAGCGATTGCTGTGAAGAACGGTATGGTCATTTCCGCAATCTGCCGCCAGCTCAAGCTGGTGTGTGATCGGATCGACAACATGAGCATGGATATCGAGCAGTTCGAGCAGAACAACAGCACCATGGTCGAAGTGTATGCTTCCCATCGGCTGGATGAGCTGGAACACGCACAGATGCTTACTCTGAAACTGACTGAGCTGATTACTCAGGCAGATGCTGAGGAACCTGAAGTCAACACAGATGAAGGTGGCAGCGTATTCGCCGCAGGAGAACTGAACAGTGATACTGTTGAGATCCCCGAAGATGCGGGCGCTGATTGTGCTGACAGAAAGTAATGCCACCAGAAAGAAAGCTCCGAAGGGAGGGGGATACATGGCCCCAAAGTTAGTAAGTGTGATTCGTCTGGACAGCCTCCCGCTGCACCAGACTTACTTCACGAAAGAAGGCTACCTGATCGACAGGCCGATTCTGACCAGCACAGGTATCTTCGAATACCACAATCCTGATGGCTCCATCAGGCGGGAGTTGCGGCTCCCGGAGGATGTTTTCGATCCTGAGAGTCTGAAGACGTACAAGGGTCGCCCCATCATTATCACTCACGACGCTGGGCTTGTCACAAAGGATAATGTCAGGGACGAACAGATTGGTACGATTCTGACTGAAGGATACCGCAGCGGCGATGACGTTCGTGCTGAGATCATCATCCATGACACAGACGGTCTGAAAAAGGCTGGACTGAAGGAACTGTCCTTGGGCTACAACCTTGAGTTGGAGGAAACTCCCGGTGTCTGGAACGGTCAGAAGTACGATGCCATCCAGAGAAACATCCGCATCAATCACTTGGCACTTGTCCGAGAGGCCAGAGCCGGTGAACAGGCACGACTGAATATTGACGGTCGTGACCCTGATAACACTCTTAAAGGAGGAAAAGCTGTGAAGAACACCCAGAAGACCAAGGCTCAGCGCACCGACGGCAATCTGTCCCCCGAGGAATTTGCCAAGGCCATTGAGCAGTACAAGGCAAGACGTGCCCAGCGTGTTGCTGCAAAGCAGGCTGATGCAGAGCCTGCAACCGAGCCTGTTGTGGAACCCACTCCTGCCGCAGAGCCTGCTGCTGAACCCGCTGCAGAGCCTGTTGTCAAGGACAACGCCACCCCTGCTGCCGGTGGCGCAATCGAGGTCAAGGACCCCGTTGGCGACAGCGCAGAGCAGACCACCGAGGAGAAGATCCAGATGGCGAAGGATCGCCGTGACCGCCGTGACGAGGCCGGTGATCCCACCGACATGGAGGCCGCTCAGGGCATGATCGCCCAGCAGGACGAGGATCTGGGTATCCTGTTCGACATCATCGACACCCTGCTGGCAGAAAAGGATTTCAACAAGACTGACTCTGAGCCTGCTGTTGAGGAACCTGCTGTTGAGCCCGCCGTGGTCGAGGACGAGGATGACGAGCCTGTCATCGGTGCTGCCGTTGATGGTGATGATCCCGAACCCGAGGATGCGCCTGACAACACCGATGGTGATGAGCCTGAGGATGAGGAACCCAAGATGAATGCTGACTCCGTGGATGCAATCGTCCGTGAGCGCATCCAGATCGGCATGATGGGCCGCAAGGTCAACCTGGATGGTCTGGAAATGATGGATTCCATCAAGGCTCGCAAGGCCATCATTCAGGCAGTTCGCCCCGGCCTGCGTCTGGATGGCAAGAGCAATGCCTACATCCGGGCAGCCTATGATATGGCTGTGGCAGACATCGAAGCCGGCTCCCAGAAGGATACCGGCTACCAGAAGCGTCAGATGTTCAATAAGGACGGTCGCAATACCGAGGATCAGGGCGGCTCTGCCAATGCCCGTCAGCGTATGATCGACCGCCAGAATAAGAAGGAGGATTAACCTATGAGCGCACAGATCAACTACGGTTTCAAGACCGCAATGGGCGAGGCCGGCGGCATTGTCGACCTGGCTCCCTATGTCATCAATTCCTTTGCCAATGAAGCTGATACCGGCAAGATGAAGTTCGGCGTTGGTGTCGTTTCTGGCACCTCTGCTGGCCGCGTTAATCTGCCTGGTGCAGATGCAACCGCTGCCAAGTTCGAGGGCATCGTTGTCAACCGCCGTACCACTGAGTACGACATGGAAGGCAAGATCCATATCCGCAAGGACAGCACCCTGGGTGTTATGCGCTATGGCCACATCTACGGCCGTGTCGCTGCTGGTGTCACCCCTGCCCATGGCGAACCCGTCTACATGATCAAGTCCGGAGATGAGGCTGGTTACTTCACCAACGTTGCAGATGGCAATCTGGCTATCAACGCCCGTTTCATCGGTGCTTTCGATGCTACCGTCCAGATCGCAGCCATTGAGCTGCACGCCCCTGTCATCGCTACCAACGCTTATAAGGAGGAAGATAACAATGACTAAGAATACTCATACCCACTATGATGCAGCAGAGGCCCGTCTGCTGCGCAATGCTCCTATCGTCCAGGCCGTAATGGTCTCCGAAGGCTGCCGCTTCGACAGTGCCGAAGCCGCTTCTGTTTTCTTCGCCCGTGAGCTGGATCATGTTAAGGCCAAGTCCTACGATGTCCAGTATCCCGAGCTGACCGCACTGAGCCTGTTCCCCATCACCCATGAGGCAGATGCCGGCGCAGAGTCCATCACCTACTACACCTACGATAAGTCCGGTATGGCTAAGGTCATCGACAACTACAGCACCGACCTGCCCCGTGCTGATGTCACTGGTCAGCCCTCTGTGGCTCAGATCCGGTCCATCGGCACCAGCTACGGCTACTCTGTGCAGGAAATGCGTGCTTCCCGAATGGCCGGTAAGTCTCTGGATTCCCGTAAGGGTGAGTCCGCCCGTTTCCAGAACGACAACACTGTGAACAAGATCGCATGGGCCGGTGATGATACCCATGGTCTGCTGGGCATTCTGTCTCCCGGTCAGAACATCCCTCTGTACACCATTCCCAACGGTGCCAGCGGTTCTGCTGCATGGGTCGATAAGACTCCTGATGAGATCCTGGCTGACGTGAACGGCATGGCTGCTCAGGTTTCCCGTACCACCAAGCACGTTGAGCGCCCCGATACCCTGTGCATCCCCGCTGATGCCTACATGGATATTTCCACCCGCCGCCTGGGTGAGACTGGTGAGACCGTCCTGTCCTGGATCCTGTCCAAGTCCCCCTACATCAAGAACATCGTGCCCGCTTCCGAGCTGAACCACGACAGCAAGGAGACCAACCCCTATGCTGCTGCCAACGATGCCGGTGTCGCATTCCTGTTCAAGAATGATGAGAACAAGCTGTCTCTGGAGATCCCCATGCCCTACATGCAGCACCAGCTGCAGGTCAAGAACCTGGAGACCGTCATCCCTTGCGAGTCCCGCTGCGCTGGTATGATGGTCTACTACCCCATGTCTGCCCTGATCGCCGTTGGAGTTACCAAGAAGGGCGCCTAAGAAGCCACAATCGTAAAGAGAGGCGGGAAACCGCCTCTCTTTGTTTGTCTGTCCACAACTGATTTGTAATTGGAGGTAATTATGA